ATAGACAAGATATTTTGTATGGATTAATTGTAAGTATGTCTAATAAAAAAAATTATGCTTATATGCAAAATTCAACTATATGTGAAATTATGAATTGTTCAATTGGTAGTTTAAAAGAAGATTTAAAAATATTAGAATCAAATAATTTTATACAACGTGAAGTTATTAGAAATTCTAATAATGAAGTAGTTGAAAGAAAAATTTACCCTATGTATAAAATGAATACTGAGGGTGGGTATAAAAAAGATACTGAGGGTATGGATAAAAAAGACACCTACCCTATGGATAAAAATTGTACCATATATATGTATAATAAAATAAATATAAAAGATATAATACATATTGATTATTTAGATACTATTATGATGTGGTTTAAATATAAAGATGAAATTAAAAATCCATATAAATCGGAAACAAGTATAAAAACATTATGCGAAAAAGCAGTAAAAGAATCTACACCAATTCAGTTTAAACAAATAGTTCAAACGTCAATTTCAAATGGTTGGAAAGGATTATTTTTTGATAAAAAAGATTACAATCAACAAACACAAGTTACACCAAATAGACCTAAATTAGCAACCCTACAAGATGAATAGAGAATATTATATTATCGGCACGTTTTTGATGGACAAAAACACACACGTATTTTTACCTAAAATAAATCACAAATGGTTTGATGGTTGGAATGCAGAAATAATTGCATTTATGCAGTTATGTTATTTAAACAATCAACCGATTGACTTACTTAATTTATCACGACAATTTAAAGGCAAGGCATTTGAGTTATCACAATTTACCAATTCTTACGCACATAGCACCGATTTAAAGCATTATCTATTTGAATTGGATATAATGTACAAGAAAAATAAGTTAGTGCAACAGATAGCAAATTTAGACGTTCACAAAGAATTAGATTTGATACTAAAAGATTTGAGTTTAATAACTACCGAAGCACAAATCAGTTTAGAAAAAGAACCATTGCCAATGTCAAAAGTAACTGGTAAGGTAATCGATGATTTAGAAGAACAAATGAAACGGGGTACAAAGTTGATGGGACTTACTACGGGTTGGCAAATGTTAGACAAATATATTGGTGGTTGGAATAAAGGAAATTTAATTATTATTGCTGGTAGACCAGGTTCAGGTAAAACTGCAATCGCCTTGTCTTTAACTATTGGTGCGTCACAAGTGGCAAAAGTTTTATTTATGTCACTGGAAATGAGTAGCGAAGAATTAGCAAAACGCTATATTAGTTACTTTGCAAATATTGAAAACTTTAAAATTCGTAGTGGCAATTTGAAGGTAAACGAACACGAACACATTGCAAATAGCTTGTATGAACTTACTACTGATTTTTATGTTGATGACGATGCAAAAAGTAGCATAAACGATATACGTGCAAAAGCACAACTACACAAAGCAAAGCACGGTTTAAACATTTTAATTATAGATTATTTGCAACTGGTAAAAGGAACAAAAGCAAATCGTGAACAAGAAATAGCAGAAATTTCACGCAACTTAAAAATCATTGCAAAAGAATTAGGTATCACAGTTATTTGTTTGGCGCAGTTAAATAGAAATAGCGAACAACGTGCAGATAAAAGACCAATGTTATCGGACTTGCGTGAAAGTGGATCAATAGAACAAGATGCAGATGTTGTAATGTTTCCGTTTAGACCACAATACTACGAGCAAGAACAAATGGATATTGAAAGTGATGCTGAATTAATTATCTCAAAAAATAGACACGGCAGCACAGTAACAATACCAGTTACATTTGAAGGCAAGTACACAAAATATACGGAAAGAATATGAAAAAAATAAAATTACAAAGTATAATAATTCAAGATGAATATACAAAATATGTATGTGAATCATTTGATATACAAAATAACAAAAATACAATTTTTGAAATAGAAAATAATTTACAAGAATGTAATTTATTTGAATGGAATATTGGAGTTATATATGGTGGTAGTGGTTGTGGTAAATCAACCATATTAAATAATTTTGGAATAATTAATGAACCAATTTTTTTTAATGATAAATCTTTAATATCAAATTTTAATTGGATGCTACCAAAAGATGCTTGTTTTTTATTAAGTTCAATGGGTTTATCTTCTGTACCGACTTGGTTAAGACCATATAATTTATTATCAAATGGTGAACAATATAGAGCTAAATTAGCATATTTAGTTGGCAATGCTAAACAAAATGAAATTATATTAATTGATGAATTTACAAGTGTTGTTGATAGAGATGTTGCAAAAGCAATGTCATTCTCATTGCAGAAATATATTAGGAAAAATAATAAAAAAATTGTTCTTGCATCTTGCCATTTTGATATTATGGAATGGTTATTGCCTGATTGGACATATTCACCATTAAAAGGACGTGTTGAAAAACACGACTATCTTCGGCAAGGAAGACCTAAAATTAATTTACAAGTTAGTAGATGCGAATCAAAAACTTATGACTTGTTCAAAAAACATCATTATATGACAGAAACTGTAAATAAAGCATTTAAATTTATTTTGTTTGAATGGAATAATAAACCAATTGCTATTGCCGTAATAGGTATGCAAACATCTGGTGGAATTTCTAAAGCATATAGAGATAGTCGTATTGTAGTATTGCCAGATTATCAAGGATTAGGCATTGGTACAAGTATTAGTAATTTTATTGGAGCTATTTGTAAAAATATAGGGTATCGTTATTTTACAAAAACTATACATCCAGCATTAGGTGAGTATAGAAATTCTCATATATTACTTTGGAAACCTACAATGTATAATGGAAAACAAAGAGATAAAAAAAGAGAGGATAAAAAATATTTAAATTATCAATTTAGAAAATCATATTGCCACGAATATATAGGAAATCCTATAGATGGATATGATAAATTATTAAATTCAATTTCAACAATGCGAGATTTAAAACAATATAAATTATTATGAACACAGAAGAAAAAGACTACTTTGAAAGATACTTAACATATCGTAAAAAGCACACAAACTTATTAAAGAAGCAAGAAACAACAATTGCAAAATACGAAAAAGAAATATCACGTTTGAAATACCTATTAACAAAACCTATTGGCAAAGAAAAAGAAGATGTGAAACTAATAATGATTTTAGAAGCAGTATGCAGCACAACCGAGATAATACCACACGATATTTTAGCACAGAATAGGCAACGTAACATTAGCACGGCACGTCATTTGTTTTGCTATGTGGCATATAAGCATTATGGTTATTGTTTAACCGCAATTGGTAGGTTTTTAAACAAAGACCATAGCACGGTAATTAATAGCATTTGCAAATATCAAAACTTTTTAGACTGCAATTACAAATTAGAATCAAAATACTATGCACAATGTAAAAACATCTTATCAATTGGTGCTGAATAAAGGCAAAGAAAGTGTAACCTGGTGCTTACATACACTTGAAGAAGTAGAGTACTATCGTAAAAAATACGAAAAAAAAGGATGGATATTTTTTAATTTGAAAAAGATTTTATAGTTTTGTGTATCAAAGATAAAATTTTAATAGAAGTTGCCACATCGGATTGGTTAAAACAAGCAAGTAAAAACATTTGCCCATTACACCACGAAGATTTGCAGCAACATCTACTTTTAATTTTATGCGAGATGCCTGAATCAAAGTTAATAGATTTAAACAAAAACGGATATTTAAAATACTTTTGTGTAAAAGTTATGTTCAATCAAACTAAAAGCCCAAGACAAGCATTTAACAGACTATTTGCGACAATTGGGGAATACGATGTACATAGTTTAGATTTACAAGAAATAAATAATTTAGAAGACAAAATAACAAAAGAGAACCAGTTAACCACAATTGAAAATGTAGTAAGCAAAAACCAATGGTATGAACGTGAAATCTTTACTCAATGGTCAAATGGTAATTCAGCACGAAGCATCCATAGGCAAACAAAAATATCATTACGTGAAGTGTTACGGGTAATCAAAGAAATCAAAGAACAAATAAACAATGAATATGAAAGATAAACAACAAACAGCAGTTGAGTGGTTTGCTAATGAATCTTGGCAACTTAAAGTTCAATTAGATAATCAAGAAATAAGCGTAGATGAATACGTAGTTTTCTATGTTAGATTGCTTTACAAAGCCAAAGAAATGGAGAAGGAGCATATTAAAAGTGCATTTAACATTGGTGAATTAATGGCTAACGATTATTTTTATGGAAACGATGATTGTGCTGAAAACTACTACAAAGAAACATACGAAGGAGGTAACAAATGACACGAATGATTCAACACGAAGGCGCATGGTATAAATTGGGTGATTTAATCCAAATTAAAGAAAAAAGAAGTTTTTTGTTTTGGTATTTGCCATTTTCAAAAACAGTGACCTATCAAATTGATTTTATAGGTTTAGATTGTTCTGCATTACTAAAAAACCAAAAAACAAAAGAATCAAGGACAATAACGGGAAGCATAAATGTTTTACACTAACGCACGGAGGTAACAAATGATAATAACTATTAACAGAACTAACGAAGAAAGACAAACTGCAATTGTAACAATTGACACAAAGTCTTGTAATTATCCTTATGCTATTAGAGAAGCACTTGAAATAGCATTAAAACTTGATGGATATAGTAATGATACTATTGATGAAGTTTTTGAGAGAAACCAAGATTGCAAAAAGGAGGTAACAAATGAATATAGCCATTGAAATTTTAGGAATAGCATCACTTGGTTTTATATTTTCAAGTGTAGTGACACCAATGCTACCACAAAAGATAAAAGTAAAACCATTTACTTGTGAAAGTTGTATGTCTTGGTGGTTGGCAATTGGATATTTTAACATTGAATTTGGAATTTTAGCAATTATACCAGCAGCAATATGCTATGTAGTTGCATCTTTAATATGGAAATTATGACGGCAAAAGAAAAAGCGATTGAGTTGGTAGATAAAATGTTTGCTACATCACAAGAAGACTATTCAATCACATTTGAGGAAGCAATAGATTGTGCATTAATTTGCGTTAATGAAATTATTGCAGAATTGGATTCGGAAAGAGTATTTGAAA